CCATGCACCGTTTTGCCACCACGGACGAAAAGCACCTCCTGCGCCTCCTGCGGCAGTTCGTCGGCAACGTCACGCCAGCGAGGGGCGCGCTCAATTGCGTCTGCCGCGTCATACAGGTCGTTCATCCATTGCTTCTGCTCAGGGTCGGCGTTGGCAATGTATTCGTGTGCCTCGGCATGGGTACGCAGCCGCCCAACAAGTACGTCAACCGGACCTCGCGCCGGAATCGTCGCTTCACTCATGATTTACCTCCTTCGCCGGCGCAAGGCCGGTTACGTCAGCGTTAGCCGTCATGCCCAGCACTTCGGCCAGTCGTTGCAGTTCGGGGTCGCCCTCGTCCGTGGCGTTGATCGGCATCGCAGCGCGCACAAGATCGGCGCGCACATACTCAACATCCGCCAACTTCTCCGGCTCCGGTTGCGCGGGGTGTATCCGGCGCGGCGTCGGATCGTACCAAATAACATTCGGGGCAGTCACAGTTGAATCCTCGTCGCTTGCATGACCGCTTCTTGCACAGAGGCTTTTGATTCGAGGCGAGCAGCCACAACCTCATCAAAAGTGTTACGGATCAGCAACTGATAGATCGACACCACGCGGTCATAGCCTGCCTGCTTCTGGCGCATCGGTCCAAGCCGTTCTATGACCTGCTCGTACAGTTCCAAGTCCCAGTCAGGTGAGAAGATGCAGATGTCGCAGCCTCCGTGCTGCAGGTTCAAACCGTGCCCCGCGCTTGCTGGCTGGACTAGGAGCATCTCGATTTTGCCAGCGTTCCAGTCAGCTTCCACCTGCTTCTGTTTGGGTCCGGATGGCAGTTCGACAGCTTGCTTGAAGCGCGCTTTGAGCATAGCCAGATCCGACTTGAACTTGTACGCTACCAGCAACGGCGTTCCACTCATGTTTTCAACCAGCGACTCAAGCATGTCCAGCTTCAAGTCGTGCAAATGGTGCGTCTGCTGTTGCTCGTCATAGATGTTTCCTGCAGCGAATTGCAGGCACTTGCTTGTGACCACTCCGGCATTCGCAGCAGTGACCTCTGTGTCTTCGTTGAGAGTCAGGCATGCCTCCCGGTGCAGCTTGTTGTACTGCTTGCGCAGGGCAGGTGGCAGGTCATCGTACAGGCATACAATGCGAGGCTCCTGCAGCTCAAACCAGTCGCGCGGATCTAGGCTGATGGTTGTTGGTTTGATGCGCTCTGTGATCTCGTCGTGTGCATGAGGGAACGGCTCGAACACTGCCTGCTCTCGACTGGTTCCTCGGCGTTGGTAGAACCACCGTTGAGTGAACGCATCGTAGGAGCGCCCCAACGCTTGTCCGAAGTCAATGAACCATTGCTGCCCCCAGAGATTTTGCAAGCCGTTGGAGGCAGGCGTGCCTGTCAAGTTGTACCAGTGCGGGGTTCGCTTGGCGTACCGGGAGATGGCTGCAGCGTTCTTCGCTCCCCCGGTGCGCAGGTACACTTTCCCGGACTCAGGATGCTGCTGGTAGCTGCATCGCTGTCTCTTCAAGCGTGAGGACTCGTCTGCTACTACAGTGCGGAACGGCCACGGCTTGCCGTCAAATTGCTGCGCAAGCCAGTCGAGCAACCCATAATGGATCATGTACAGGTCTGCAGGCCGCCTGAGGGCTGCTGCACGCTCTGTCGATGAGCCGAGCACCTTCGACACCCGAAGCCTGTTGAATTGCGCCCACCGCTGCACTTCGCCGTCCCAGACGCTATTCGCCACGCGCAGCGGGCCTATGACCAGCGCCGGCAGCGGCGAACCTGTCAGCGTGAGCGCGTCGAGGATCGCCAGCATGGCGCTGGTCTTGCCCATGCCGGGCCGGGCGAAGATGTTGCACCGATCAAGCCGCGTCCCGAAGTCGATGATCGGTCGCTGCCACGGGCGAGGCACGAACAGCTCAGCCATTGCGCGCTTCCAACATGGCGTCAGCTATTTTGAAGCAGTAGGCCGCGTCGTCTTCGGGGGCGAAACGGCCTTTGTTGTTCACCATGAAACCTTGCAGCGCAGCTGCTGCAAAGTAATCTCGCAGCCCTATCTCAATCATGTTCAGCGTGGAGTGCTTATACGCTGATGACGGGTCGAAGTTGTCGGTATCCTGCACGAGAAGGTTCTCGATGTTCATGCCTTTGTCACCTCCGCCAGCGCAGCCCTCACCAGTTTGTTGATGCGCTCTGGAGCCTTCTCTGCTTGCCAGCGGTTGAGTTCCGTCAGCGCGTGCAGCAAGGCTGGGCCGGCTCTGCGAACACGTTCTGCTTCTTCGTCTTCAGCGACTTGCTTGGCTTCCACGAGCGGTGCCAGCTCAGGGTGCATCAGGATGTTGAAGGCTTCGATGCAGCTCAGGCACAGCCACGCCTCACCTCCCACTGCTGCTCCGCTGACTTTCTTGCCGTCAGCTCCGTGCCCCATTTCCCCTGACCACTTCAGGGTTATGAATCCCCAGAACGTGTTGCCGACGTACTTGGTGAGGTCGAACGTGGTCTTGCAGCGACTACAGGTTTGCATGCTCATTGTTTGCCTCCTCTTCTTGAATCAGGCGTTCCAAGTACACCGCCCCGTCCAGCAATTCTTCCTGCGCATGGCGCAGCCAATCCAGTCTGGAAAGGTCAGTGCGCTCCATTGTCGTGCCGTACTTCGTGATACCGGTCTGAGACCGTTGATACAACTTCGTGCGGACACGCTCTACTACCAAATCTCGCATCACAGAACCCATCGGTCAGAGAAAGAAACGAAAGAGCGTAGCTGGAAATCTTGCAGCACCTCCTCTACTTCTTCGCACGAAGAGATCCACGCCACATACTGACCTGCGGCTCGCAGCTTCTTCAGTTCGCTGCGCTGCTGAGGGTCTGGCTTCTCTCCGGGGCGCTTCAGTTCGAGGATGAGCAGTCCGCCTTCAGGAAAGAAGCACCAGCGGTCAGGAGATCCTTTCCTGCCTTGGTACACCACCTTGCGCGTGAAGCCTCCTCGGGCACGCATGCTCTCGATAAGGCTGCGCTCTATCACCGACTCTTTCATTTCTTCACCTTTCGCGGGATGACGGTTTTATCAAGAGTATCGTAGAGCATTACGCAGGCCACGATGGCATTTACAACAGGGAGGCCCGGCCCTATCAGCAGCCAACCTACAAGGTCTCCATAGGTGAGCATCGGGTGGAAAAACTCCGCGACACGTCTTTCGTGAAGCTCCTCGCGGATTCTTGCGTAAACATACCCTGCGTTGACGATCAGCGCGACGAGTCCGGGCAGCACATAGCACCAATAGAAAAGCAGCTCCGAGGTTGACATTTCACTCGACTCCTAAAGCGTGAAGTTTTGCTTTCTCCAGAAGCCAGAGAGCGGCTTCTCGGGTCATTTCAGAAGAGCGAACTATGAGGCTACCTTCTTCGTTGTAGCCTATAACCAGAACGTCTGTCAGAGTCAGATCCGCGACGGTGCCGAGAGCTTGCTGCACCGTCAATCTGCTGTGAGCGGGGAACACTTTAATCACTGCCATGTCAGTCATCCTTCCTGTAGCGGTAAGCCTCAAAGCCGCTCGCGGTCAGAGGCAGGTCTGCTGCCCACAGGGGCGCAACGGTAATGAGGCGGTCGAGGCCCTCAGCGGACCACGCCTCGTTGTCCGGCGCTTCGGTAATCAGCTCGTCGTGCACGGACAGCACGCGATCTCGTAGCCTGCATCCTACCGCCTGCATGTTGGCGCTCAGCACGTCACAGGCAAAGGCTTGCGTCAAGATGCCAGCGAGTTTCCCCCCGTGCGTCGGAATGCGCTGCCACTTCTTCGTGTACTGGTCGAGACCCATGTAGGACAGTTCATTTCCATCGACCTGCGGCTTCAGAAAATGCAGGTTCCTGCCGCTTGGAAGGCGCATACGCAGCCAGCTTCCGTCTCGGCGCATTTTCACCTTGCCGCTGGCAAGCGTGACAGTCTGCTTCTCTGCAACGGTGCATTCCCGGAATGCCTGAGCAAGCCCCTCCCACAGAGCAACCGTTGGTTGCCGCGACGCACGCCACTTCTGCTTGGTGTACTCGAACGCAGCGAACTTCCGCTGGTTCATGCCTCCATGAAAGCCGTTCGCTTTGGCCCACTCGTACTTGTCTGCGCACTCTGCGAGATGGTCTTGGTCCGCCAAGGCGGTGATCGTGTCAGCCAGATCGTCGAGGTCTAGGTGATAGGTTGCTGCGAAAGTGAGGAAGGCTGACACGCCTCCGCCATAGCCGAAGGCAAGTTCGATCGGCTTGCCAATGGTGCGCTGAGCCTTCGTGACCTTCGCTGGATCGCCGCCTGCGACCAACGTGTAGGCTAGCTGGTAGCTATCGTAGTCAACGCGGCCTGCGTCTTTGTCGCGGTAGAAGTCCACGATCCGATCGTCGTCAGCCAGCCAAGCAAGGCTGCGACCTTCGATCGCGGATAGGTCGCTGCACACCAGCTTGCGGCCCTCAGGAGCAACAATGATACCTCGCACTGCGTTGCCGAGCAGTTCTGACAAGTTGCTGTACACGAGAGGTGCAACATCCGCCTTGATGTCAGCGATGCCTTGCTCAATCTGAGCGTGCTTCATCGTCGGACGCATCATGTTTTGAGGCTGAAAGATCCTCCCGCTCCACCGTCCTGTAGTCGGTGCCCCTCGGTGCTGCAAGCCTCCACGCAAGCGGTTGTCGGCGCATACGGCGCGCATGACAGCGGTGTACTTCGCTGCTGAGTTGCGACTCGACTGGATGCGCAGAGCCAGAAGCTCGCGCACTTCGAGTGGCAAGCTCTCATCGTCCACCCGCCGTTGGAGGGTGTCCTGTCGCATGTCAGGGAACGCCACACCGTACTCTTCTTCGAGAAAGGCAATGAGCGCATCTCGCTGTGTAGCTGCTTCGACAGCCCCGGCAGTAGCAGCCTGAGTGCTAGTGTTCAAGTAGTCGCGCTCAGCGGCAGCAGCCTTCACCGCCTTCTCTGCGAGATCTATGTCACAGAGGAAGCCTCGGTCGTTGATCTGCTGGTCCAGCACCCAGAGCCTATGCCATTCGGACGGTTCGCCGTCCTCGAAACGCAAGCCGGGGTAGTTCCACTTAGGGATCAAGCGATGCAGCTCGCGCATTGCCACTACATCTTGCTTGGCATACTCCTTGAACAGTTCCCATCGCGTAGGGTGCGTCAAGCGCGTGGAGCGCGCTCCTCGCAGCGGCTTGCAAAATTGCAGCACGAGGTGGCGCCCCTCCTTCATTTTGGCCTTGTCGCTGTCAAGCGCGAAGATCTGACCGAGGAGATCCAATGCACCCGGCATCCCGTGCGACAGCGCTTGCACCATCGTGTCAACGATGCGCTCTGGACTGATGTAGATGCCAAGCACTTCTTGCAGCACGCTGCGATCGAAGTAAGAGTTGTGGATCGCTACAGGCTTCTGGCCGGCAAGGTAGGTATGCAAAGCAGCAGGCATCTCGCTGCTTCTAGTGGCGTCCCAAACCTCGACCTCATCTTCGTCAAAAGCGTAGGCTACAAGCAAAATCTCAGTGGTCTGGTCTTCAGCGTAGCGCGCAGCACCAGCCTGCTTGAGGTTGCATTCACTGTAGGTTTCAAGATCGAGGTACAGCATCTCAGGCTCCGTTCTTCCCGGAGAACAAGGCTTTCTGAGGGATCACTACGCGCAGTGCCGTGTCGGCAGGAGACTCCCATTCGTTTGACTCTGCGGCGGTCTTCTTGGCCAGCCGAAAGGCTTCGCGGCCAGAGTAACCCAGATCTTTTGCCCGCTTGTACGCGAGGTTGCCTGCTTTAGTGCGACGCACAGCCTCGGCGTTGCCGAAAGGCACGCCTGAAATGACATTGGCGCTCATTCTTCTCTCCTTTAAGAAGCCTTCGCTGAAGACTAGCTGGTGTCAGAGCTTGTAGCTGTCGAAGTGCATCAGGAAACGCAGTGCCATTGCTGCGGTCTGGATAGCCTCGGTGCGCACATCTTCGGCAGTGACGCGGTGAGGCTTCTGACGCAGGTCGATCAGCGCCTTGGTCAGTTCGCCAAACTCTTCCCCGACAATAGCAAGCGCGTACAGCTCGTCTGCCGGCCAGTCTGGAAACAGCTTCTCTGCGCGAGAAAGTTCCGAGAGCACCGCGACCAGCGAAGGTTCAAGCAGCTCAAGGTCTTCAATAGAAATTGCAGCTTCGTCAGTAAGCATTTCTTGGATCCGGAACGGGTTGGTGGAAGGGCCGGTCTCTCCCGGCTGTCACCTATGAGTCCCCGTGTCTCTGGCGGAAGGTTCGCCTTTAGATTGCACCGCACGGTAGGGGGTTGGCAGCAGAGCCTGTTCTTTACTACCAACATGCCCAAGCTAAGCCGTTCAAGGAGAGGAATCCGGCTTGCACAGGGGGCAACAAAGTCAAATCAGCTTTCTGAAAACAGCCTCGAAGGACTCCTCGAAGCCGTCCGGAGGCGGCGGTGAGGGGCGAACTCGCTGAACGAGTGTGCCATCAACGACCACCTCAGCGACAAGCTGCTCGTCGAAAGCATCCAGCACGAGCGTGAGACAGCCTGCTTGCCTCGCCTCGGCATCATCCCGATGCTCCCCGTCGCCGGGCCAAGCGGCAGCCGCGTAGTGCGTGAGCGGGATCTCCGCCTGCTTGCTCAGCGGAGTAACGAAGTCAAGCTCCAAGTGCTGCCCCTCGCGCGTCAGCGTGAAGAGGCGCCCGATCAGCGTGTCTCCTCGCACGAGGAGCAGGAGGCCGGTCCCTCGGTGCGCTGGCGCGTTCCAGTAACCCTCAAGCGAAGTCATCGTTGTCAGCCTCATGTGCGCCTTCCACCGTGTCGAACTCGTCGTCGCTCGCGGCAGTGCCTGCACCGAACGAGTCACCATCAGCCGCAAACTGGACACCGCGCAACTGGCAGTTCAACTGATTGCCAAAGCCCTTGGCCTTGTCCATCGCCCAGAACTCCACGCTGGCATTGACGAAGCAGCCAGCGTAGATCACCCCGGTGTCGCGCGGCAGGCGATTCTTGTTGCCGTCCAGCAGCGTCGGAGGCGTGGCGGCAGGGGAGTTGGCTGCCACGAACATCTTGCCTGCAAAGCCATCGTAATCGGCCTTGGTAGCGCCATCACGCAGCGCGCACTTGTTCTGAGCCGTGATAGCCTTGATCGCAGCGTCGGCTTTCGCCTCACCCCACTGCTCTGCTGCGGCAGAGCGCAAGGCTTCCAGACAGGCTTTGTGGTTCTCGCTGCCCGGCTCCATCAGGAGCGTTGCGCTGAAACGCGGTTTGCCTTCTCCTCGGAAAGATTCCGGCTCGTTGAGCACAGGGAAGGCCAGACGAACTTTCTTCAACATCACTCGCTTGCTCATTTTCAGTTCCTCGTTTTTAAGTATGCTGAGAAGACCTGCTCAGCTCAGGGTTGTGCAAGGTTGCACTATTTGAAGAGGCTTGTCAACCACTTCTTGAAACTGCACTTCTCCGAGTCAACGAAAGGCGGAACGTCTTCCTTGTTGGCGGCTGCTCGCGCCTCGGCCACACGCAACTGGTCACGGGTCAGCAGCAGCGGGGTGCGCTTTCCATCGAAGCCTATCAGATATGCAGGAATGTAGGTCACATCTGAACCGAAGTTTCGATTCTTGTTCGTGACGAGATGCCGTAAATCAATCGCGTTCATTCTAACTCCTTTTCTGCAAACTTGATCGGCTTCGATTTCAATGCTTTGACACGCTTTTCGTAGAGGCGGATCTTCTTCTTGCGAAGCTCTTCTACTGCTGCGAAAGCCTCTTCCAAGTCGAAGAAGGCATCCCTTCCGATCTTGAATACGCGAGAAACCTTCCCCGCAAACACAAAGTCTTCTGGTTTCTCGAACAGCGGCGAGGTTTGAAAGTGGTAATCGGAAGTCGTGTAAATGCCATGCGTCAACGCATACTTGGTGATATAGAGCGGCTTCATTTCGGGCTTCTCCTGTACTGTGCTTTTGGTTCCCACTGAGGATGCTTATTCAGCCGCAGCCATAGCTGCTTTCTTCCGGGGAGCAAGCCTTCCCATTGCTTCCAAGGTTCTTTCGAGCAAGCTGCGTCAGCGGCGTACTGAGCCATAGCCGCCGCGTGCGGGTGGCCTACAGCGTGCCCGCCTATAAACCAACCGGCGCTGTTGGTAGGTGACTCGCTCTTTCTGAAGTACATCACGCGCCCTGCTCGCTTCATCACGCGAAGACGTGCTTCGACATTCAAGGCAAAGCTGAAACGAGAGTTGAAGTTGTAAAGGGCTGCTGCTTTACGAACCTGTTGATCGCTGATGATATGGTCAAACTGTGCGCATCCAGCATCACGGATTGCTTTCTCGATTGCAGTATCCAGTGCAGTGTAATCCGTCGTGTCTTTCATTTCACCACCTCGAACTCGTTTGTAATATCACCTTCAACCCATGCAGCACGCGGATCGTCTAATGGCACAAGCGTGGGCTTGGCCGGCGCGCGCACTACGAGGTCTTCGTTCAGCGTCAAGCCTTTCGGTAGCAGTTTTTCGACCTGCGCCGGAGACTTGAGCTTCGGTTCTGTGACCAGCTTGGTCAACGGGATTTTAAGGGCCAGCTCTTCGCGCGCCTGCTCTTCATCAGCCCACTTGCGATTACCCTGCCGCCCCAGTACCAGTTTGAATGCGAGGCCGGCGTCACCCTTGGATGCGCGACGATACGCCTCAGCCTGCACCGCCTCGATCCACACTTCGATCAGCGGAATGCGGCGCATCGCCTCATTGAGTGCGTGCTTGTCCAGCTCCAGAAACTCGGGTGGCGTATCAGCCCCTTCACTCAGACGCGCCAAGGCCGGACAGAATGCTGCTGCGGGGCAGTAACGGCAGGCTTCCTCTGCTGGAGAAAGGTAAACGTCACACCACTCCTCATCCTCCACTGCCACAAAGTTGAAAGCAGCTTCCTCCGCGCGCTGCGCAGCTTCAGCCAGCTTCGTGCAATGAGCCTCAAACTCTTCGAGTGTCAGTTCCCACTGCTCAGGAGCGTCTTTTACAGCAGGCTGTACAATCGTGAGCACAATCTTGTCGAAATCCTCCCACAAGCCTGCCGCCTTGAGTGCTTCTGCCACGCCCATCCCGTACAGCAGTAGTTGCGGGTTCGCCTGTGCGCTTACCCAGTGGCGCCCAGTCTTGAGGTCGATTACATAGAGCGTGCTGTCGCGGATCACGACAGTATCTGCCGTACCCCACGCTTCCGCCTCTTCCAGCCCCAGCGTCGCCGCGTAGTTGGACTGCACCTCCACCAGCCTGATGCCTCCAAGGCTGCGAACATGCTCGACGTAAACTTCGACCTGCTTTGCCAGATCCTCATCGAGCACGATGGTCGTATCACCGACCTGCACCTCCTCTCCTTCGCAATTTACAGGGGTTGAGTCGCCACCTTTGAAGCCCTGCAAGTAGGCCGCTGCTACCGTGTGAGCTGCTGTACCTCGATCAGCCGCCAAGCTCGATCCAGATGGGGGTGCGAGTTTTGAAAGCACCATCGAACCGGGGCAAGCGATCCATCTGTGGGCACCGCTTGCGCTGTACTTGCTATGCGAGGTCATTGATTTCCTCCATTGGTTTTGCGATCGCTGGAAACTTCACCCCGGAGGGCAGGACGACATAGCCCTGCCTCCGGATCTCCTCGCCTTCATCCGCTGCGCACGGCACCCAAGGATAGGTGCCGCTCGCAAGCAGATTGATGCGGTACGCCCATACCTCAGGCGAAGTCGTCATCCTCAGGTTCCTCCGCAGGCGGGGTGAAGCTGGCGATAGCCGCTTCGACCTTGGCGTTCAGCTCCGCCCACTTCGCAGCAGGCACTTGATCGGCTTTCGCCACTCCGTAGTCCGCAAGCAGCTTCACTGCCACAGCACGTCCATCCGTGCCGAAGCCCGTGGCGAGCTTGATGATGTTGGCTTTGAGCACAGCGTAGTCGAAGGGTACAGAGACCTTGACCGGCTCGGCCTTGACCGGCTCGGCCTTGACCGGCTCGGCCTTGACCGGCTCGGCCTTGACCGGCTCGGCCTCGACCGGCTCGGCCTGCGCAGCATCAGCAGCACGCGCAGCTTCCATCTCCGCCTTGGTACGGCGCTTGCGCTTAGGCTTCGCTTCGGCTTCGTCCGCAGCCGCAACCCCAAGGACTTCCGCCGCTTCCGCCCCTTCCATGTCACCGTTCGCAATCTGCGCGAGGCTCGTGCCGATCAGCTCCAGTGCAACCACAAAACGCTCGATGATGTTGTTCATGCTTCTTCACTCCTTGGTAGGTTTAGTCAATATACAGCAGGTTTGCGTAGCGGTCAAGCAAGATCACACTCCCACCGCCCTTGGGAGTTTTCCACCCATCCGAGGTACGTCATCACTCGTGCAATGCGCCTCTGTACCTGTGGCGTAACCGCAGGAAGCGGCACATGCACCGCTCTGTTTGCGATCACTGCAGCGGAATAGCCGCTGCGCCCGTCCTCCGCCAGCCACTGCGCGATTGCGTCAGTCCAAGCGTCGATGTACTCCGCGTCGCGCCGCGCAGCTTCGCCCAGTCGCTCCGCTTCTTGCCACATAACCCCGTACTGCTGGAACAGCTCAGCACCTTCAGCCCATAGCTGCTCCTTATTCGCCGTCAGCCAGTCTGTGTTGATGTAGGTCGCCGTGACATTCACTGGCAGGTATCGGCGCGCGCCAGTCGGATCGTTGAGGTAGCGCCTGCGATTGGATGTCCCGACCAGAATGAAGCGCCGAGGGCGCACCGTCCCAAACTCCTTGTACTTCGGCACCCACTCGTCATACCGTTGCGTCACCCAGCCCTTGATCGACTCTGCATCGCGCGTATCCAGCCCGCGCAGCTCTGCCCATTCGCCCACCAGCTTGCCTCGCATCATGCGCGCAAGGTCTGCATCCTTGAGGCTCAGGTTGACCTCGACCGCCTCAGCCGCAGAAGGGCACAGCGCCTCGCAGAAGGTGGACTTGCGCTGCCCTTGCGGGCCTGACAGCACGAGGATCATGTCGCACTTCACGCCCGGCTCCAGCACGCGCCCGGCGAGCGCCGTCCACAGGTAGTTGCTGACCGCCTCGTGGTAGCGCGTGTCTGCCAGCCGCAGGCACTTGACATGAAAGTCCCTGATGCGCGGTATCCCGTCCCATCGCTTCGTCTTCAGCCATTCCTGTGCCGAGTCCACCTGATTTTGCTTTGCAACGTAGGACACCGCATCGACCACGTTCTGCTTGCCCATCATCGCGTCCATTCCGAGTGCCGTCAGCTTGAGGCGCAGCAGCGTGTAAGTGTCGTCTGTCAGTTCCGCCCAAGGGGCATCGTCTATTTTGTACAGCACTGCGTCCTTGAAGCTGTCGTAGGTGATTTTGATGCCTGTTCCATCCGCCCATTGCAGCACTTTGACGATATTCTCCAGCGTGCCTTCGATGATCCCGCTGTTGCTTTTGTAGGTGAGCCTTGGCCTAGGCGCGAGACCTTGCGCCGCAGGCGAGTCTGGTATCACCTCGAACTCGCTGTCTACAAAACCGACCGCATCGAGGAAATCGTGATGGTTCCGCCCTTGGCAATGCGCGTGGAAACAGTTGTAGCCGGCGTCGATGCGCCCCAAGCCGGCAGGGTAATACTTGGCCGCGTCGTACTTCGTTTCGCCGGTGTGCTCGTGCTCCCACGGGCATTTGACATACAGCCCTCCATCGTCCGCGTAGTCCACGATCAGGTCGTTTTCAGCAAGGAACGCCACTGCTGGATCGGTCGGTATGTCGCGCGGCGCTCCTCTAGGCAGCTCAGGCGCCGACAAGATGCCCCAGCGTCGTGTGAAATCGCTCGCGCCAAACTCTGCTTGCAGCGCCGACACCAACCCGACAACACGGTCCATTTCCAGAACAGGGACATCAGCGGTTGTCGGGAACCCGTCCAGCCATTCGTACCGTTGGCCTTCCGGGTGCCGCCCTGCGATGACGGTTTGCTGCTTGTCGAACAGAAACTCAATCGGACCGAGGTTCGTCGGGATCGCCCACTTGCGCAGTGGTCCGGGCGCGTCGCTGATGCGGTACAAGAGCGTGCGTTTACCGCTGTCGCTGCGCGTCCTGCACGGCATTGCTTCGAGGTTGAGGTGATCGAGGATGAAGTCCTCCACCTCGTCCGCCTTGGCTTCGTCAACAATGTCGATGTCGATGGCGCGCAGGTTGCGGCAGATCAAGCAGATGCCGTGCCGAGGGTCCGCGCGCCATTCGAGCAAGTGACGATCCCGCGCGACGTGCTTCGGCCACGCGATGATACCTACGCCTTCCCCTGTTGACTGGTTGACGTAGCCGGGCGTCTTCATACCCGGAGTGATGCGAGAGTAGGCCGCACACTTGACGCGCGGGTCTGCGAGGTACGGCAGCAAGTCGGCCTTTGCGAGCGCGATCGCTGCGTCCCACTCTTCTTGCGTTGCGCCGTAAATCAAAGACATGGAATCCCTGCCGAGGATTTTCTAAGGTTGAAGCAAAGCCTTCGAGCGAGGCGCGCTGCGGCACCCCGGCAGGAGGAGCGTGTAGGAGCGTCACGCGCGAACCCGCAGCGCGCCTCGCTCGAAGGCTTTGCTTCGCGTTACTGCTTGTGAGTAGCGTTAAGCCCTGCAAATATGAAGCGCCGGATCAGCTCGCTTAGCGGCGCCCCTGTCGCCCGGCTCAGCTCTTCAAGCTGCTGCTTAAGATCGGTTGGCAGGTAAAACTGGATGCGTACAGTGTTCATGTGGCTCATCTTGCTGTAGGTTTGTACAAGATAGCAGCTAGTCCAGCGTCTGTCAAAGCTAGCTGCTATCCCCCATTGGCAGTGCATCGTCTTGCGCCCTAACAAGGCGTTCAAGCCGACGCCGTTTCACGGCGCGGCTTAACTCAGGTGTTATGCGGCAAGTCCAGAAGTTCGTATTTCACATGCTCGCAGCCTTCCTCCGGCGCACAGCCGTGCTTATCAGTGTCCCAAGGCTCGCGCAGCGTTTCGACAACATGCCCGCGAAGTTCGCCGTAGCAGATTTCATCAACAGACTCCGACCAACCCTCACTTCGCGCCTCGTCGCTGCAATACTCAAACGCCTTTTCCGCAGCAGCCTTGGCTTCTTCCAGTGTTTCGTGCAGTTCAAATTGGTTTTGATCGTCGTATGAGAAAAAGCGTTTCATAGTCATTCCTCGCGGCAATGCCGCATAACAGTTCATTCAAGGCCGACCCAGCGGGCCGGCGGTTTCGTTGCCTCAGTCGCCTCGTGCCGCTGGGCGGCTTAACTCAGGCGTTAGGTGGCTTGTGTGCGCTCACGAATCATCCGCAGCAAGTTTTCCCCCTGCTGCACGTTCAAACTCAGAACGCACCAATCCGACGACTCCGCGCGTTCAATGTTGTTTTCAAGTTGGTAGAGGAAATCCTCCAGCTCATCTCGCTCTGGCTCTTGCGGACACGGTTTTGGCATTTTGTCTGCTCGCATCGTTATCTCCTCCGGTGGGTACGCCACCTAACAGGTCATTCAATCCGACCGCGCCGATGGCGCGGCGGCTTAATTCAGGCGTTAGACCTCACTTGTCGCGCTTCGGCACCAGCGGCACATCCAGCACGCGTGCGCACCAGTCGAAGAACACGCGGAACAGCACGGGCGCCACATCGAAGATCGCAGCGAACAAGTTTGCAACCGGGAACAGGGTCAGGGCCGCGTAGCCGACCAGCGTTCCAAGCGTGATGCTGGGCAGGTAGAAGCCATGCTCTTTGCTCGCGGCGGCCTGCCGTGCATCGCGGTCTTTCCTGACCCTCACGAAAGCCCGTGCTGTGTAGCCATAGGCGCACAACGCCAGCGGCAGCCAGTACAGCAGCAGCGCGATCCAACTGTTCCACGCTGGCAGGTGTTCGATAATCCAGTTCATATCGTTCTCCGGTGAGTGGGGTCTAACTCCGCGTTGCAGCCGATGCCGCTTCGCGGCACGGCTGAACTTGGGTGTTGGGCTGCATGAATGTCTCAAATGTCACCCTGCATCCGCCTGTCCCAACCGCGTCGGTTCGGCTCAGTGAGCGTTTCTCCATCGGAATAGTCGGGCCGTATGGGTCTTTTGCTGTAGCACCGCACCTCCCGCATGTTGGTACTGGCGGCACGGTCCCACCCCAGAACTCTGGCACTTGCACGGGGCCACTGCACTTGCTGCATGTTCCAACTGTTTGCATAATCTTTCCTCCGAGCGCTGCGGCCCAACAATTCATTCAAGCCGCGAAGTGGTTCAATGCAATGCAAGTTTGCTTTGCTTTGCATTGCTTTGCTCGTCTTCAGCAGCCTCTGCGTAAGACTGGCAGAGCGCCAAAAGGAGGTGTATAAGGTCTCCTGAGGATGCTGTAACCATGGCTGCCGTGCAGTAGATTTGGTCGTCAATCTGCGCTGTCAGAACGAACGACATGCCCAGCTCATTCAATTCTGCCACGAGGTCGTCTAGTTTCTGTGGAACAATTTCATCGCTCATTCTGCTTCTCCCATGCGCTTAGCGTAAGTCCGCCGCACCCGCTCGCGCAGCGTCAAGCCCTTCGCGGGCAAGGAGCTCGCCCCGTGGTCTAGACTTTCGATGCTGCCGCCTTTAGCCAGATAGGCCGCCATATCAGCTTCTAGTTTGGTGCGCTCTTCTTGCTTCAGCTCACAGTAGCCTTGCATAACGCTGTACATATCACACCTCTGCAATTAGTTTCTGCACGATCCGCGTGCTCGGGTCCGGCAGCTTAAACTTGCGTTCGAGTGACTCCGCCCCGAGGCGCAAAACAGAAATAGCATTGCTTTCAAGGGTGGGGTCGCGTGGTAGCACGACGTACAGGAAAGTGCCTTGATGCACAAAAACTGTGCCGGAAGGCGTGTCTTGCGTCAGCTCCGTTGTTGTGACTTCGACCTTCATTCCGGGCGCTCCAAGGGCACAACAAAGGTGCGGGTGGTGACGCAGCGCATTGTGCTTGCGCTGCTGCTCGCGTTGATACAGACGATGCCGTGCTGGTCCGGGCCATAAACCACGCGAGGCTTGTGTGCGCCGACGCGCTCGGGAGCACCTGCCGGTGTCGTGTAGACGATAATGCCCAGCATTGCCAGTGTCATGCACGCCACGAAGACAGTGAACACTTTATCACTCATCAGAAAAGCTCCTTTGCGGCTGCGCTAGACGGCAGCATATAGAGCGTCTTGTCAAACACCACGGCAAACTGTGGTGGCTTATACGTTCCGCGCGTCCAGTCGTACAGCAGAATCTCGATCACAATATCCTGCTGCGCATCCAATCCATCGAGGTCCAGCTCAACGAGGTTTCCGAAGCGGTGTGTTGGTAGCTGCTCGCCCAGAATCGGCGTGCCTGTCTTGCTCCAACCTTCAACAATGAAAGCGGTCGGCGCAAACACCGTGGCTAAATTAGAAGGAAAGTAAAACCTGCTCATCTTTTCAACCCTCGTTTTCAGGAATCAGTGCAGCGAGCGCCGCGCAAATCGCCGATTGTGCGGTCGGGTAAGAGTACCGTATCGACAGCGATGTCGAATCGGACAGTATTTCAGCGTCAGACCAGCCGGTTTTGTCTTGCGCCTCGTCGTAAGCGCCTGCCGCCCAAAGCGTTTCGCCGTCATTCTCTACGGATGACAGCTCGATCTTGCAGCGTTCCACGAGCGGTCCGAGTGCGGCCCAGTCCGTGCTCGGGGTCCAAGGCTTGAAAGCCGAGCCGCGTTGAAAACCCGGCACGCCGTCTTTCACGGAGTAGTTCCCTTCGCCTAGATAATAGGCTGCGAGTTTAAGGTCGCTCATTTTTTAGTCTCTCCTGTTGAAAAAGTAGAAAGCGTCCAAAGCCGACGCGAAAAGCGCCACGCTGTTATCCGGTAACACGCGAGCATACGCTGGTGGCGTGCGTTTGCCCAAGTCCTGAAGCGTCCATTCAATCACACTGTCCGGTTTGAGCAGGTAGCGTTCTACTCGCCACAAGTCGGGGTATGCTGGGTGCCGTACAGCCACCAGTTCAGTGCAAACGGGTCGCACTGCGCCGGATTCCCACGCACGCACCACGCCAGCATAAGGTTTTTTAGAAAAAATCATGTAGCTGTAACCTCTTTTTCGATGGCGCGCAGCGCCGTATCAATATGGTCGTCGTTGACGTAGCTGTAGAGCGTGTCGCAGACAAACCTCAACGTGCCGCTTGCCCAGAGCAAGTCCCATCGCCTGCGCTTCGGGCTGCGCTGCACGTCGGTCAAGATCGCCTCGCGTTGTGTGTTGGGGATTGCGCGGATCGCGTCGCGCAAGACTGCATAATGCTCAGGCCTGATTTTCATTTGTAGCTCCGTTTTGTGTAGTAGCCGCTGCGAAACCTTGCGCAAAGGCGTAAAGGTGGTGGGCACTATCCGCCGCATAGAGCGCCCGCGTGACGCCACTGCGGCGCGTGACGATTGCGATAGTTCGCTTGTCGCGCCGCAGTAGCAGCGCGCCAAGCGTGCGGTGATCGGTGATGCCTCGCTGCGCGTTGATCGCAGCCAGCAGGGCTTCAATGGTCGCCAGCGTGATGCGTTCCGTCTGGTAAGACTTAGCCATTGTGCGCGCGCCTCGCTTTGCTCAAGCCGTACTCGAACCCGCTGATCCACAACCAAAGCGCGCGCGGCGTCTTAGCGTGCGCAAGAGTTTGCTGCGCGCCGCTTGCGTTGACAACGAGCGCGATGCTATACCCCGCCGCGTTGGCGTTGAGCACAAACGCGCCGGGTGTCAGCTCCGCAAGCCTGGTATCCGTGACCGTGTTGAGGTTCATGCGCCCCAGCCGCGTGCGCAGCCATTTTTTTGTGATTCTCATGGCTGGACCTCCCACCAAACCGGTTCACCGTCCGAGCTGCCGCATACCGCGCAGCGTAGCGTGTGGGTCATTTGTTCTCTCCTTTGACGGCTGCGCGGTTTTGCGCAGCCGTGAGTATAGTAGTGCAGCGTTACGCAAGCGTCAAGCGTTTTCGCGCGCCCTGAAAAAAGCCTCACCATTGCTTGCGTGACCAATCAGCAGGTGCGTGCCGTACTGCTCGAAAGTCGGGCCGATGCTGAGCGCCCAGCGTTCCGCCAGCGCCAGCGGCGCATCCTCCTGCGGCACGATCCAGAGTGCCAGCAGGTTGTAGTAAACCGATGCGCCCATCCGGCAGAGCCGGTTTTCCGCCAAAATCCGCCCTTCCGAATCGAAGAAAGTGCGGCGATACGGGGGGCGCATCGTCGGCCAGTTCAGACCGAACGAGTGCGCGTAGTATTCGATCAGGTAGTCGTAGTCGTCGGCTTCATCGAGCGCGACGTATGCAACGTCGAGCGCCTCGCGCGGAACATAAACTGAGCGTGACATTTGTCCTCTCCTTGATTGCTGGCGGTAGTGCCAGTTTGTGCATGTTAGCGCAGCGTTGCGCAAGTGTCAAGCAAGATCGAAAGGCGCACCGCGCGATCCTGCGCGGCGCAGGTCAGGCGCGTCACCGGGTTGTGCCGGTCAGGGCCGCGCGGCGCAGGTCCGCGCCGCGCAGGTCCGCTTCGGTCAGGTCCGCGCAGGTCAGGTCAGCGCCGCGCAGGTCCGCTTCGGTCAGGTCCGCGCCGCGCAGGTCCGCTTCGGTCAGGTCCGCGCAGGTCAGGTCAGCGCCGCGCAGGTCCGCGTTGCTCAGGTCCGCGTTGCTCAGGTCCGCGCGGCGCAGGTCCGCGCCGCGCAGGTCCGCGCCGCGCAGGTCCGCGCCGCGCAGGTCCGCGTTGCTCAGGTCCGCGCCGCGCAGGTCCGCGCGGCGCAGGTCCGCGCCGCGCAGGTCCGCGTTGCGCAGGCCCGCGCCAGCGGCTTGCGCTTGGCGTAACGCGCTCCTCATGTTCTCCGCGGTGGTTTCATAAAGCACTATGTCGGCAATGCGATGCCGGATGACGTAGGTGTTCATGCTTCGGTCTCCTTGTTGAGGGTCGGTGTCCACAGGCGTGCGTGCGCTTCGATCAGCGCGATCGCTGCACGGTATTCCTGCCCGTGGATGCTGTCGCCGTGCGTAGCATCCACGCGCTTCATAAACTCATCAAGCGTGCCAGTGAAGCAACCCGTCTGCACCAGCATGCCTTGCTCGGTGACGTATGCGGACAATATGCGCGCTTCGCTTCCGAGGGCGTCGATCCTGATCACAGGGCGCTTACCGGTCAGCACGAAACCGGGTGCAATTACCGCGCGGTGCAGGTCCGCGCCGTGCAGGTCCGCGCCGTGCAGGTCCGCGCCGCGCAGGATCGCGCCGCGCAGGTCCGCGCCGCGCAGGATCGCGCCGCGCAGGATCGCGCCGCGCAGGATCGCGCCGCGCAGGATCGCGCAGGTCAGGTCCGCGCCGCGCAGGTCCGCGCCGCGCAGGTCCGCGCGGCGCAGGTCCGCGCCGCGCAGGTCCGCACTGCGCAGGTCCGCTTCGCGCAGGTCCGCACTGCGCAGGTCCGCTTCGCGCAGGTCCGCACTGCGCAGGTCCGCTTCGCACAGGATCGCATAGCGCAGGTCCACGTTGTGCAACGGTCGCTCAACGATGCGGATAACGGCACCCGTGTGCTTGTTCTTGATAACGGTACTCACGCTTCGGTCTCCTTGCGGATAGGGCGGTAGAAACTCTCGCCGTTGCTCATGGTGCCGCCGTAGTAGTGCGAGCCGAGGCGTTCAAAACGCGCGGCGATGCTCGCTACCCATCGTTCGGCCAGCGCTTGCGGCGCATTCTCGTTTGCGATCAGCGAAGCCGCGAGAAGGCAGCCGTAGGAGCTGATGACCACGGAGCACAGCCTGTTCGTGAGCATCACGCGTCCTTCGTGGTCGATCCACTGCGAGGCGTAGGGCGGCTCGAAAGACGGCCAGCGTGACTTGATGTCAAAAAGCAGACAGTCCACCGCCGCGCGGTATTCAAACTCCTGCTCGGTGTAGTCGTATTCGTCGCCAGTGCTGATGACTTGATATGCGATAGCCAGCGCGTTGCGCGGGGTATAAATCGAACGGCCCATTGTCAGCTCTCCTTTACAGGGTGTAATCCAGCCAGCCGCCGGATGCAGCAAGCTCTTCCGCCAGCTTCTTCGCTTTAGCCAGTGACGGTGCATATTCCACGTCACCGCCGCACGGGTCGTCTACTGCGCGGCAGGTCACGGCGTAGTCGCCGCCCGGCGTCTTCCACACGACCATATAGTGCTGGTCGCTGAAATAGAGCCGATGCTCCTTCACTTCGGTGTCGTAGTGCCACGTCGTCATTTGTCCTCTCCTTGATTGCTGGCGGTAGTGCCAGTTTGTGCATGATAGCACAAGTTTGCGCAGGTGTCAAGTTGCGCAATCTCGTAAGTTGCCGTGTTCAGGCTTTTCGCTACCACGCGCTTTAGGCTGGTGTGAGCATACTTGCACAAGTTTGCGCAGGTGTCAAGCTAGATCATGCTCTTCGCCGACGAACGGTAGGCTTTGGCCGACGAGCGGCTGATGGCGCGTGCGGCGGGTGGCGCGCGGGATCAGCGCCGGATTGCCTCCGTCCGTGTCCACGTCCGGCAGGCCGTCCGCTCGATCCACGAGCCGCAGTGTACGCCAAGCCCATGACATAGGGTCAGTCTGCACTGCGCGCGCGACGTGCCCCATCAGCGCAGCAATCAGCACGCCGCGCGGTATGCGCGCTGGCGTCACGCGTTCGCGCGTAGGGTCTTGCGCCGCCCCTGCATACATAAGCGTGCCCGTTACAGGGTCGTAGTGCGCACGCGGTAGATGGCGCGCAAGTATCGGCGCCCAGTCAGCAGGGGCGCGCTTGCCGCCAGCCGGGCGTCCTCCACCGGGGCGGCGGCGGCGGGGCTTGGTGGCGATAGCGTCTTGCACTGCCGGGTCGATCAGCGCGTGCTGCTGCGCGCGCTCTGCGCGTAGCTGCTTGTGCTGCGCGGCGAGTAGCTGCAGGTGCAGCACCCAAGTGTCCAATGCGTCAGCTTCCAGCGCAACCGACGCCTTGTGCAAGTGTACCTGTAGGTCGCGCTTACAGGTCGCTATTTTGCGATCGAGGTCTTCGCACGCTAGATAAGCGCGGGCAGATTTGACGATAAAATTATTTTCCAAGATAGCCTCAAAACTCGCTATTTTGGCGTCGAGAGAGGCTGATTGTGCAGGTTTGTGCAGCATGACGCACGCCGCGCGCTGCTTTTCTCGATTTTTTTCGAGCGTGGCAATATAGCGAAGTGTTCGGATAGCGGTAAGTGTTTGTTTTCTAAGGGATGCCATAGGATAGCTGTATAAAGTAGATGAAACGTAGAAAAATTGCGCAAGGTTGTGTAAGTATGCGCAAAAAGCGTTTGCAGTTAGCGGAGAGTTTGAAGGCACTTTTCATGTGGTCATTTTTTGCTCACCTTAAAATTAAAAAATGGGCAGGCTGCTAATATGCAGCGTTGCGCAAGTAGCTGCAACACGCCACGGTCCTGCGTCCTGCGTTGCCACGGTCCTACGTTGCCACGGTCCTGCGTCCTGCGTCCTGCGTCCTGCGTCCTGCGTCCTGCGTCCTGCGTCCTGCGTCCTGCGTCCTGCGTCCTGCTTCCTGCGTCCTGCGTCCTGCGTCCTGCGTCCTGCGTCCTGCGTCCTGCGTCCTGCGTCCTGCGTCCTGCGTCGGGCTGGCATCAAAAAACCGCGCGCATTGCTGCGCGCGGTTCGATGGAGTACGCCTTGCTAACTTACGCACTTATGCGTACACACCAGCCTCCAGCGCGGTGCGTCCGTTGGGTAGCACAAACTGCTCAGGGTCAAAATCGCCCCATAGTGCAGCCAGCGGACCGGCTAAGGCGCCGGCGCGTAGAGCGCCGCGTGTCCCAAGGCGCGCATACGCAATTGCTTCTTGATCCAGCGCGCGCGCCAGCGCGTCGATCGCGGCATTGATGCTGGCAGGCTCAGACTCAAGCACACAAATGTAGGTGCCTTCTTTCTGTGCAAAACTGTCCTCGGGCACGGGTTGCCCAGCGCACACTTTCCCAGTAACCGTAAGTTTGATGGCAAGGCCCACAGCCGCTGAAACAATATCGGCTTCTCGGACAATGCAGCCAGCCGCGCCTACTGCCGCACTGCGCTGGTCCCCGATGTTGAGCGTGTAAAGCATAGTAAGTCCTCCAATGCGTCGCTAAACTGCGACAAGCACAGACTTGCACAGACTTGTGCAAGTGTCAAGCCCGCAATTGTAAACAAGTGTAAACAATGCTGGCGCGGATGCGGCGCGGATGCGGCGCGGATGCGGCGTGCGTGCGTGCGTGCGTGCGTGCGTGCGTGC